CTTCTACACAGATGTTTACACCAGAATTTCAAGATCAACTAGCATTATTCCTAGCAGCAGAGAAAGGTGTAACTCCAGAACTTCTTAGGTCACAAGGTTTAAGTGATGATGTTATTAATAAACTTTCTCCAGTATGGGCATCCTTTCCTGGTAATCAATATGGTCAACCAACTATGGATAATGATGTACTAAGAGGAATTTACAATAATAGGAGTAATACAGATTTGGATATGAGTTCTATCTTTTCAACTGGTACCAATGCAAATAATTTAGCTTTAGCTTCTGCAACTACTTCTGGTGGTGTCAATATTACTAATAATTATTTTTCCAGTGGTGGAGAAGGTGGAACTGGTGGTTCTAGTGGTGGTGGAACTACACTTGGTATGCCTTTTGGTATTAGTTCCTCAGATACTGGAACTAGTGTATACCAAGAAATGGGATTGAGGTCATTAGCATAATGGCATCAAAATTTCAGTCTAATACAGATTTTCGTTTGAAGTCTGTAAGGGTATTTCCTCAAGGTAAAGACAAACCAATAGAAATTAAGCAACTGGTTGCTGCAGTTAATTATGTTGAAGATATTACTTCTCCATTTATTTCTGCAACAATGGAAGTAGTTGATAGTGGTGGATTATTACAAGGTATGCCTATTCAGGGTGGTGAAAAGGTGTTAATTCAAGTTGATACTAGTATTAGAGATGAAGCGTTTGAATATAGTTTTGTTATTTGGAAAATTGGTAATCGTTATGCAAGACAGAAACAACAGGCATACACTATAGGTTTAATATCAGAAGAAGCTCTTGTTAATGAAAGTACAAGAATAGTAACTCGTCAGGAAGGTAATCCAGAGAGTATTGTTAAAAAATTGGTAAAAAAATCATTAAATTCAACAAAAGACGTTATGGCTGAACCATCTATGTTTCAGGTTAAATTCCTTCCTAATAGAAGGAGACCTTTTGATATCATAGCTTCTTTAGCAATTAAGTCTGTTTCTTCTAAAGGAAAATATAGTAGTACAAATAATTCTAATAACTCTAATGATGAAAGTATAGAGGAGATTAGAGGATCTAGTGGATTTTTCTTTTGGGAGACTAGAAGAGGATATAATTTCTTCTCTGTTGATGCCTTATGTGATACATCTAATGATGGAAAATTTATATTTAAAGATGAAAAAACCAATAAACCAAGATTAAAATCAGAATCATGGGGGGAGTATGTAGAAAAAGTGGGTAATCAGGATGATGGTGCCGATGATAGATTTACCATATATGAATCTGTATTTGATACCGAAATTGATTTAATGACATCTTTCAGAAAAGGGAAGTTTTCTAGTAAAGTAGTATTCTTTAATCATTCTACTTGTCAATATGAAGAGTACAATTATAAAATTAAGAGTAGTTATGATAATATGGCACACTTAGGTGGGCAAGAAAGCTTATCTTTGATCCCTGTGAATCAGAGTGAATTATCTGAAAAACATACAAGGATTATGTCTGTAATGTTAGATCATGAAACTTGGTTTAATGAACCAAATATTGCTTCTATAAACCCTAAGGATGGTGCAACGAAACCAACTGAATTCGCAGATTGGCAAAAATATTATGCAGCTCAGTCTCTTGCAAGGTATCAATTGTTAAAGAATCAACAATGTACTATCGTAATACCTGGGAATGCTCAAATATGTGCAGGAGACAAAATTGATGTTAGACTAGTAAACAAGGTACCAGATAAAGAAGCTAAGAAAGAACCATTTGATAAAGAGAGTAGTGGAGTATACCTCATTCAAGAGGCAACTCATACATACGACAAAACTATCGGTACAAATGGAAGATTTCTTACAACCCTTCGTCTTATGAGAGACTCTTATGGGATGAAGGACTCAGATTCTGGACATGGCACTAAATAATGATATAAGTAGGTACTCCTATTATGAAAACTATAGAAGATCACATAAAAAAAGATAGGGACATTTTAGATGACCCTCAAACAAGCCCTGCTGCACGTAGACACATCAACGAAGAGTTGCATGAGTTAGAAGTGTACAGAGAGCATCACCAAGCAGAGATAGAAGCAGGAGATCATCACGATCCTAATGCTATTGAATTGTTCTGTGAGATGCATCCAGACGAACCAGAATGCCTAGTATACGATGATTAAATGGATCAGAAATTATCACAGTTGATACCAGCCAATCGGATTGGATCTGATGGATTTAATTGGTGGGTTGGGCAAATAGAAGGTACTGCCTCTGATGAGGAAAATAACAAAGGTGGTTACCGTTATAAAGTAGCAATCGTTGGGGATCATCCTCAGGATAAAACACTGTTGTCTACTGAAAATTTGCCATGGGCAACTGTGATGATGCCTGTCAATGTACCCTTCATGCCTGGAAATACTGGTGGAGCACATCCACAATTAATTCCAGGATGTTGGGTCATTGGTTTTTATTTGGATAATGATAAACAGAAACCCATAATCATGGGTTCTATTGGTCAGGTACCAGGTTCTACAACTGTTATTAATGAGGAAGATCCTACTAACGATAAAAGATTTGTAACTGCGTTAAAGACCGATAGTAATGCATTAAATCCAAATACTGATGGAAAACCATTTTGTGAGAAAAAGGATGATGGAAAAGTAAATACATCTGGTGGTGGACTATCTGATGGTAGTACAGATAGTAATGATGATCAAAGAGTTGACCTAGCAGAAAAGAAGAAAGCGTCTATTAAACAAGAAGAATGGTGTCAAGAGACAGCAAAGAAATGTGATGAACAAGATCTTAAATCTAAGATGTCTGGAGTTATAGGTCAATTATTGAAAGATGTTCAGGATAGTGGTGGTAATATTGGAACTTATTATGTAAACAAGTATACTGGTGGACTTACTAATGGTATAGGTAAAGCTAGAAGTACAGTAAATAAAGCAGTTCATATTGTACGTGAATTTCTGGCAAGAATAAAAGGATATATTGCATCAATGATACAAAAAGCAGTTGATGCCTTAGTTAAAGCAATATTACGTCCTTCTGAAACAGGTAATGCGTTAACTCCAGTTACAGAGTGGTTTAACAAGATGCTTAAAGATCTTGGTTGTAAGATGGCAGATCTTGGAGATAGATTAGCAGCATGGTTAACCAATGTATTGATGAGTTATCTTGGTCAGATATATCGTAATGCTATATGTCAGGTTGATGAGTTAGTTAATGGTATTATTTCTAAGATCCAACAGTTAATGACTGAATTGCTTGATAGCATTTTAGGTCCGTTGAGTGATATTCTTGGAGCAATAGCAGTTCCCTTTAATCTTATTGGTCAAGCTATTAATTATGTTTTAAAACTTCTTGGTATTTCTTGTTCAGGTCCAGATAAAACATGTGCTAAGTATGATGTTGTATGCACAACTGGAGAGAAGAAGAAGAGTGATGATGGAGAAGATTTCTTGGATGGTTTATTAGATAGTTTAGATAATCTTTTTGGCGATACACCTGCAGATTACACACAATATGTTTGTGAGGATGCATATACTGGTAAACCATTAGATGTAACTACAGTTGGATTTTCGGGTGGTGTTCCTAAACTACCTGCTCAAAAGAAGATAGTCTATAGTATTAATAATGTTGAAGTTACTGAAGGTGATGCTGCTGTATTTACTGTAACTAGAAGTGGATATCTAGAATCATCTTCTTCTGTTACATATAAAACTCTTGATAAACAAGGTACTGCTACTGTAGGAGCTGATTATTTGAAAGAGGATGGTATTCTTGGATTTAATATAGGAGAAACAGAGAAGACTATTAGCGTACAAACAATAAGTGATTCAATTAAAGAGTTTGAAGAAAGTTTCTTTATAAGACTAAGAATTAATTCTCCTGTTGATGATAGTGATATCATGAGTATGTTTACTAATAATATTGGTAAGGGTACGATCATTGAAAAAAATCTTAAAGAAAAATATGATCCATATCTTGCAGATCCAGTAGATCCTTTTGAACCTATTAATGATCCAAGTGAAGATAATTTTCCAGATGATCCACCAGGTGATGATAGTAGTGGAGATGATACTGGTATAGATCCCACACCAACTTATACTGTAGTTACTAATAGAACTACTTGTCCTGAAGATGAATTTATAATTTATACTATTACTACAACTAATGTTGAAGATGGATCTATTGTATATTATAACTTATCAGGAACAAATATAACCAGTGATGATATTATAGGTGGTCAGTTAACTGGTAGTTTTATTATTAATAACAATAGTTCCAGGGTAACTGTTGGAATTGCAGAAGATAATACAATTGAAGATGAAGAGACTTTAATCTTTAGTATTACAGGTAAAGGTGCATCTGTTGATGTTCTTATTACTACATCAGATGATCTAACTATTAATGATTATGATGAAGGTCTAGGAGATTCTCCTGAGACTGTGTTTGATGACTTTAAACCACCAACTGTTGATATAGGTGATGTTATAACAGATGATACTGGTGGTATTATAGAAATACCTATTGATAATCCTGGTGATCCTTGGGCAGAACCACCTTATGTGTTTATTGGTGGTGAAGGTAGTGGTGCAACTGCTACTGGTCTATTAGATTCAGATGGATTCCTAACAGAGATAAGAGTTCAATCCTCAGGATTTGGATATAAAAAGAATTTGGCAAAAGATAAAGGTGTAAGATGTATAATAGATGCATTTACTATTCTTAGACCAGGTATAGGATATACTACAGCACCTGATTTATATGTTAATGGTGAAATAGGTATTGCAGAAGCTGTTATAAATGATGATGGTTTTGTTATTGGTGCTCGTGTATTAAACAGAGAAATAACATTTGATAGATTCCCTACAATTAATATTGTAGGAGGTGGTGGTTATGGTGCTAAACTACTTCCATCATTAGCATGTCTAGATACAAATGCACTAGCAACAGTTGGTGCTACTAAGATTGGTACTGGTCAGTATATTGATTGCCCATAATGACTTTAGAATTTCCTGCTTCTACATATCCGACTGATCTGTTTAAACAGACTACCCCTGATGAAACTCAGGAATTATCAAGTGGTCCTCAGTTTAAAACTCAGTGGAAAGGAAATCTTACTAGATCAGAGATCTATGAGAGGATGTTACCAGACAATCTAACATGTGCACTTAGGATTGATGGACCAACAGATGCTGCTATTGTATTGAACAGTAAAGGTAATATTAGAATTCTAACAGGAGATTCAAATGATGTTGCTGGTGCTGGTTTGTTGGGTATCAAGACATGGGGACAACAACAATTACATCATGAAAGATCTAATATTGTATATCATGATGGTGCAGCAGCAAATGAAGGACAGGCACTTAATGTGTTAGCTTATGGAGATGTTGTAGAAGAACTCATTGATGGCACACGATATCTCAAAGCATCAAAGATTTTGATTGAAGCAACAGAAGAGTTAGTTCTTAATGGTCAGTCTATTAAATTACAAGCTCAAGGTGATATACAGATGGCAGCAGCATCTGTTACTACAGCACAGGTTAATAAGAAAGATGTGATTATAGGTCAGAAAATGACATTTGGTGCTGGTGAAGATACCAGTATGCAATATGATCCACGTGCTACTGTGAGTATTGTTTCACCAGGTAGTGTAAACCGTCAGGTTTTAGGAGACTATAAGATGAGAGTTGGTGGTTGTATGCATATTCTGGCAGTAGGAGGAACATTGGCTGCTCCTTTACCATCTATAGATAGAACTTATGGTCTTAAAATAAACACATCTACAAGAGCAATGTACTCTGGTGTTCTTGGTCTTGCATTAAATTCACCAGGTCCTATGGATATTAGGAGTGCTGATTTAGGGTTAGAATCTGCCAAAACTACTGTGAAAACAGCACAATTGGATGTTGAATCTGCTGATTTCAAGCTGGATGCTGCTAAAGCAACGATTGATTCTAAGTCTACACTAGATCTCAAGGCAGCAGGAATCGTTAAGGTTACTGGATCATTAATTTATCTTAACTGATTCATAAGCGATACTGATCACAAACTGGCACAAGCCCCTTGACTTTTTATGTATTGGGGTGATAAATTATATTATGCGATAAGGAAAACTTATCCAACATCTGCGGGTAATCACTCCGCAAGTAAACATATAGGTAAAATTTACATGTCTATCAAATCAACAATCGCTGCAGTAGCAGCATCTCCATTTCTACTCGCTGGTGCAGCTTTTGCTGGTCCATATGTGAACGTAGAAAGCAACGCATCACTTACAGGTAGCGACTATACAGGTGCTACAACCGACGTTCATATTGGATACGAAGGAACTGTTGGAACTGCTGCATACTACATCCAAGGCGGTCCTGCTGTAATCGCTCAGGACGGCGTAGATGGAACTAAGACTCAGTTCTCTGGTAAGGCAGGTCTTGGTGCTCCTGTTTCAGAAGCACTTGATCTTTACGGTGAAGTTTCATTCTTGACTGCTGAAGGAGATACAGACAACGGATACGGTGCTAAAGTTGGTGCTAAGTTCAAGTTCTAAATCTTATTTCTTTGTGAAATAGTAACAGGGGGGTCTAACGACCCCCTTTTTTATGCTACATATTTTAGTTACGTAACTATTATATGCTTTCTACTCAATATAGATTGAGACTTGAAGCGATATGCAGAGATATTGCTTCTGGTACTGACGTATCAATACAAGATATGATTTGGGCAGAGAAACTCTCCAAATCCAACACATCAGCAAGAGGTATGTTAAAGACTGCTCGTAGAATGTCAGTAGATCCTACAGATTCTTTTCTGAATAGCTTGAATATAGGAGACCCCGATTCAAGTAATCACAAAAGGGGTTTCGGATCTCCCGAAGATGTGGTAGACTGGTTTCACCAAGAAAGGTCGGATGACTGGAGGCAACGTGACTAAACAAGCTGCAATTTACACCAAAAGTGGATGTCAGGAGTGTGATCGTATCAAACAATTACTCAAAAGTCAAGATGTGGATTTTAGAGAATATGTTTTAGATACTCATTTTGATAAGACTCAATTTGAAATGGAATTTGGTGGAGATGCAAGTTTTCCACAGATTACTATAGGATCAGAGCACATAGGAACTTTAAAGGAAACCTTAAGACACTTGACAAAATTTTAGAAGTCCATTACAATTCTATTATATGGGAGATCAATATGACAAAGCGAACATACACCCTTGAAAAGAAGAATCCTCAGCATAATCAAATTTGGGAATGGGAAGAGACCCCAGAACTTGCTGCTTGGATCAAGTCACAGACCAATTCAAAAATTGTCCCTCCAAATCGCCCAAATGATAAATCATAGTATATAATAAGTTTAATTATACACTAGGGCAATGACTACCCCAAACTGGCAACATCATTCTAATAAAGATAAGAAGCGTAGTCTAAAGCCACAAGCATTACGTCAAGCAAAGGCAAGGCGTAGTTCTCTAATTAAAAAACTAAAACTATTAAATAGAGAAAAGAGCTTGACAGGATCATGAGCTTCAAGTATCATGTAGATAAGAGACATGTGTTTGTTGATAACCAACCAGTCTTAATGTATTTCATACAGGAAATACCATTTGCTATGGATGATCTTACACTTCAACAGAAGCAAGATAAGTGGATATTATCTGAAGCAGCAATGAATCCTGAGTATACACTACAAGACATTTTTAGATGGTCAGATTATTTGATTGCTGAAGAATGTCATCCAGTAATATTTGAATTAGATATAGTTAATCCTGAAGTTTTACCAGATGAGTCAATTTCTTGAATTATTGGTGGGAACGTTTAATAATAAAAGACAAGCACAATCCCACCCTACTCGTTATGCCCATATACGTGTTCAACATCGTTTGATTGGAGAAAATCGTATATATGGAGAACAAGCTTACAATTATCTTTTGAATCGTCCATACCGTCAGTTTGTAATTGATGTTGTGGAGGAAATAGAAGGTGATGAGTATCGTCTTAAAAACTATGAGATTAATAATCCTCTTCAGTTTGCAGAATGTAAGGAAATTGAAACAATTACTGATGACATGTTGACATATCGTGAGGGGTGCGATATTATTATGAGGAGGACAGGTAAAAGTTCATTCTTTGGTGGAACTTCTACCTGTCAGTGTTGGGTTACTTGGAATGGTACCAAGACCTACGTACAGAATGAAGTGACGTTGAATGATAAAGATTATCATGTAGTTGATAAAGGATTAGACGAAAAAACACACCAACGAATATGGGGATCCGAATGGGGTGCCTTTCAATTCGTTAGGTTGCCATCATAGCACAGTGGTAGTGCAGGGCTTTTGTAAAGCCAAGGTCGGGGGTTCAAATCCCTCTGATGGCATGGGGTGACGACCCCAAAAGGGAGTGA